CCTTTACCGTCAGCACAGATTCAGAGGGCAACAATTACTTTGATACCGTCACGGGAATTGAAGCCGTATTGAAGGTGCTGGCAGTTGATCCTGACTACATGACTGGAGAGTTGGGCGATGTGATGCCCGATTGGTATCCTTGGGATGAGGGTGGTCTTGGATGGTTGCCTCCGAACTATGTGGGGGATCTTCAGATCGTCAGGCAGGGGAATGTTCCTGCCGCTCCTCTGCCGAGCGGCTCCACGGCAGACACCCAGCGTTATAGGGTGCTTGGTAAGATCCCAGAGAATCGGTCGATGTATTGTATCGTGCGGAGGGCTTATGTTCCTCTCGTTAACGATAGCGATTTGCTCATCCCTTCCAATAGGAATGCTTACCGCTATGGGATGCAAGCGTTTAACTACGAGAATGTGAACGAGCTTGAAAGGGCGCAGGTCTATTGGGACTATGCGTTTAAGTGTCTCAATGATGAGACTGCGAGCTTTGAGGATGGAGAGTTGGCGCAGATTCAAATTCAAACCAAGGCATTTGCCCCTGGCATCATGCAGAACCTAGTGTAATTTATGGCAGAGTATAATCCATTTTCCAGCATCTACTCTCAAACAGATTTTGGGAAGCAAGCATCTTCATATGCCACTACGGAAAATTTTGACATTTCCATGCCAGATGTTTTGAGTAGGGATCTTGGATTGTCTTCAATGCCTTTCCAATCTGCTGATGCGAGGAATACTGCACAAAAGAGCATGGCTCAAAGTGATTCGATGATGCGTCAGAGGGAAGACCTTCATAGCAAAGATTATTTTGGACAAGCTCTTGAAGCCATTACTTCTCTGAACAAGAAATTTGGAGTTGATACTGGTAGTGGCATACCTGTACCTGGAGAACGAGGCATCCGTCAGCGCACTAGCGTTACTGGGCTTCCATACTACACCTTTAGGGCAACTCCTTCAGAATACAACACAATTGAAGGGCGCACCTATACTGGATCTCAAATTCCTAAAGAAACCCTTTCCTTTGGAATCTCTCCAGAGATGAAAGCATCACAAGCCGAGTTGCCCCGATTAAATGTTCCTGCAAAGGGATTGTTTGATACAAACATGGATTGATATGGCACAAGAAGATTCCTCTCGCACATTTTCCACAATCGCTCCTAGCAGGATCGCCCATAGCCCGTATGCTTCTTCCTATGCAAATCTTGCAGAGAACATAGGAGATCAATGGGTTGATTCCAATAAATTGCGGGATGTGATGGCTGTTGCTGGGTTTATTTCCCAGCAAGATCGTGCTGAACGAGAAGCAAAGCGCAATGCTTTTTATGAAGACCTCCGTAGTAGGGCAGAGCAAAGGGCGCAGGAAAGGGCAGATCGTTATGCCGCCAAGCAAGACTATCGGGAACATTTGATGGATCAAGCTGATCAGTTGATTGGCAAGATTGAAATGATTGACCCGATGCACGTTGATGCAAACAAGGCATTGCAGGAACTTCGATCATCGCAGAACTTTGGTAGGCTCCTTGCCAACAGAGATACCCGTCAGGCCGTATTGGAAGCCTTTAAAAATAAGGCTAAAGAGCATGATGACATTTTAGGTGGGTTTATGCAGGAAGGGAAAACCAAGTATGGGTTTGCTCCTTCAATGGGTGAGATTCCCCTCAAGGCAGATCGCACCTTTGACACAGAGAAGTTTTATTCCACCACGCTTCCTTCTCTTGGACAGCAGATGCAACAGAAGGCGCAACAGACATATGAGGCTACAGCGACCCCAGAAGGAAGGGTTAAGTATGCCGAGTATAATGAGTATGGTTATCCTGTGGCAAAGTTTGTTGCCGCTCCTAAAATTAAACCTGTAAAACCAGAGGATATAAAAAAGGAATTTAAGACTACATATGGCGCACCAGTAGAATCTTTGTCCATGCAGTTTGGAACAAAACCCGTTAAGGGAGGAATTTCTGTTATTCGTGGATCATTTGAAGATGGAGAATTTAAACCATCTGAATCTGGAGATACAGTTCAAGTTGTTGATGCAAGCAAGGGAATGAGTAAAAAAGTTATTCACAATATTCCCTATGAGCAGTTTGAGTCATTCAGATCAAAAGTCCAAGGGGTGAATGCTCCATCTCAAATAATCTCTACTCCAGAAGGAGTTGATATTTCTTCTCCGATTGGAGTTCAATCTGGGTCTTTTCCTCAATTAAGACAACCAACTCTCTTGCCTTCACCAACACCAGAAGCTACAACTGATGCCTCGCCCTCACCCGCGCCTATGCCGTTGGGCGACATCTTTAAGTAGCCATGCCTTTTAATTCAGATTCACTAGCACAAGCTAGAAGCCAAGGATACACAGATGATCAGATTTATGACCACTTGGCTCAATCTGACGAACGATTTCGCGTGGCAAAACAAAATGGGTATTCCCTTGATGATGTTGCCGCGCATTTAAGTAAAACAAAAGGAGGTGAACAAAATGAAGATCAAATCAGGAATCAGCCACAAGCCGACCAAGAAGGCAATGCACGACGAGTACCCGACCAACAAGGCACGGATGGAAACCGCCAAGGGTTACAAGCCGATGTGCAGTTGCGTCCCCAAGACCAAGGCCAGCGTGAACGCAATGACCAAGCCTATCTAACCAATGAAGGACAAACCAAAGATGCCCAAGGAGGAATCCAAGGGGCGAAAGCAGGGCAAGGCATGGAAGGCCAAGTCCCTGCGCGGAACCAAGAGGAAGTAGCAACGGGGAGTGTTCAACCCACCCCCGAAGGAAACTTCTTTCAGAGAGCTTATTCTAAAGCTCTGGCAAATCCCAAACAAGCCGCTGAAGTGGCTATTGGGTCTGTGGCGCAGGGAGCGATTGAAATGGCGGCTGGCGGAAAGCTGGCGCAACTTGCGGCAGAATACACCCCTGGCCCTTGGTATGCAAAAACGGCGGCGGGAGTTGGTGCGTTTATTGGAGGGCAAAAGCTGACCGACTATCTCCTCCGAACGGCAGATAAATATCTTTCTTCTGACGAGCTTAAACGAGCGCAAGCAGATCAACCGGAGCTTGCAGAAATGGGTCAGATATTGGCGATGGCCCCGCAGGGAGTTGAATCACTTGGAAATCTTGGCAAGGCATTTTCTGCCACCATGACCAAGGATGGAGCAACTAAAGCCGCCAAGGAGCTTGCTGGCAAGCTGGCTATTGGTGCTGGTGCTGGCGCGGCAGTTGGTGAAGTGGCAAGCGGATTCAAGCAAGACACAAAAGAAGCCGTTGAGAATGCCATCTTTGGTGCGATTTTATCTGGATACCATGAGGGGAAGATTGCAAAAGCAGGGCTACCCGAAACTGCAAAGGTGGCGGCAGAAACAAAGCCAGATGATGTTATTGCCAAGGAGCAAGCTCCTAAATTTGAAGAAGCTCCCGCCAAGACAATCACGCTAGAGCCTATTGCTCCAGAAATTCCTATTGAAGAAAAACCCGCTGAAGCTCCCACTGAAGCACAACCCCAACCCACATATGCCCCTGAAGTCAGGAAAATCAAAGAAGGTCGTCAGCCAGAATATCCGCAAGGAGATGAAGGCAGGCAAGCCGCAGAAGCAGGCCGTGGCTATCGCGCTGAAGAAGGCGGGATTAAGCCGGAAGAAATAGCCGTTCCAGAGGGAGCTAGGGTTGCCGCCGCCGCATACCTAGCTCCTGATGGTAACATTTACGAAGGGCCAGATCACCTTGCGGCTATGCAGAAAGCCAAAGATTCTGGAGCAATCACGCAAGCTGAGATTGACCAAAAGGAATTACCAAAGGATCGTAACACGGAGGAGTTTGGATATTCTGTGACTTTGCCAGATGGAACTCGCACAACAACTACCCGTGAGTTTGGTGGCAAGATTGCCAAGGCATCTGGTCAGGCCAAGGTTGAAGAATATCAATTTGGAGATAAAGCTCATAGCAATGAGATGACCAAAGATGATTTCCCAGAGGAAGCTCCGAAGAAACGAATCGGCCCTGGAGCCGCAGGAATCCGTGAGTTTGAATTAAGAGACATCCAGCAAGGAGCAGAAATCATCAAGGGATATAAAGACCAGACCAATGAGGTTATGCCCTATGAGGACTGGAAACGAAATTTCTCCACAACCATAGAAGAAGGGAAGTATTCAGAAGATCAACTCAAGGAGTTCTATGACCAGTCTGTAAAGGTGTCCGATGAAGCATCTAAAGGGAAATCTATTCCAGAAGCAGTTCGCCAGCTTGATTTGCCAATCAAAAAAACAGAATCAAAAACATCCCTTGCAAATGCAAAAATTGATGAAGATAGAGTGAATCGTGGTCGTCCAAGGTTGATGGATGTTTCCAGAAAGGGCAGAGAGCAAAGCTGGGATAATGCCATGTATAAAATGGATGAAGATCCTACTTATCAATATAGGCTTATATCGGAATTGTCTAAAAAGCCAAGAGCCGCAAACGACGAAGAACACGCTGTCATTGAACATTATCTGATTACCAAGAAGAATGAGCGTGATCAGATTTTGGATAAACTATCTCAAGGAGATCTTTCGCCAGAAGAACAATCTGATTTAAGGCAGAAGTATGTTGATCTTGATGATCAAGTTTATGGCATAGAAGCACTTTCAAAAGCCACTGGAACAGAAACAGCAAGAGGACTTGCCTATCGTGCCAACCTTCGTAATAACGATTTTTCTTTGGATTCAATGCGAACCCAAGTGAGGGCAGCAAAGAATGGCGAGAAACTTACTGAGGAGGATGAATCCAAACTCAAGAACTTGAGTGATGAGATCAAGAAGAATGACGATGAAGTTGATCGCATCCAAAAGGAAGACAAGGAAAAGTTCTCTGAAGAGGACACTAAGGATTTTATTGATACTGCAAAAAAAGGAAGCAAGAAGCGAAAAGAAAAGGAATCTCCTGACGATGCATTGGCTAGATTAAAAACTATTGCAGAGGGAAGGATGGATGATTATCCCAAGCTGGCTTCCACTATCCGAAAGATTGCGATTGCCTTTGTGGACAAGGGTATCACAGAACGAGAGCCGCTTCTGGATGCCGTTCATGGATTCTTGAAGGATGAGGTTGGTATGCCTGAGTCTTGGACTAGGCAGGAAACAAGTGATGCAATCTGCCAATACGGAATTTTCCGAACTCTCAATCAAGATGCTACGATGGTAGCATTCAGAAAAATCAATGGTCAGTTATTGGAGCTTGGGAAACGCAAGGACATTCTTGCTCTCCAAGCACCTAAAAAGACTGGCATGGAGAGGGCAAAGCAAGATGTTGAGGCTAGAAACATAGCTAGAGAGAATCGAAAGCTGATTAAGAAATACAACATTAAGACTGAAGATCCTACTAGTCAGCTTGCAGGGGCATTGGAGGGAGCAAAGAATAAACTCAAGAACGAAATTGAGGATCTAACGGCTCGCATTAAAAGTGGAGAGCAAGCTCCTTCTCGTGCTGATGCGCCAACGGATGCGGAGATTGCATCTCTTAAAGAGCTTCGTGACTCTCTAAAAACTCAATTTGAGATTATTTATGGCAAGCCAGAGAAGGCCGCTCCATCATATGAAGAGCAAGTTACGGCAACCGAAAAGGCATACACAAAGCTGATTGAGAAAAAGAAAGAGCTTCTTGCCAACCAGGGCGTTACTGATCTTACCCCTAAAAAGCCAGAGGTTACTAGTCCAAAGATTGAATCGCAGAAAGCGGAGATTGAACAACTCAATGCAGAGTTAAAAGCATTGCGTTCTGCTGATGCATCAAGGAATGAGCAACTAAAACTTGATTCAATCAATCGACAGATTGAAGCCAAGAAGAGGCAGATACAAGATCAAGTTGTTACCAAAAAGGGAGAGAAATATGATGTTGCAAGCCTTGAGCGCACTCAAGCAATCAAAGAGCTGGAGGCATTAAGAAACCAGATTAAGTCACAAGATTGGTACATAGCCGCTCGTCAGCAAGCCGCTATTGACTCATATGTGGCTAGACAGAATAAGATTGCCAATGAGTATTTGCGCCGTATTGAGGAAGAGGATTTTGCTCCTCGTCAGAAAACAGAGCGTGTGTTGAACTCTAGAGAGATTGAAGCAAAGGCAAAGGCAGAACAAGCTCGCGCAAAGTTCCAGAAAGAACTAGCCGCATATAATTACAAGAACCGAACCAAAGAACAGAAGGTGCTAGACTTTGTAGTAAACTTTTCTAGGGCCACAATGCTTTCTCATATTACTACACTTACAAAGCTAACTGCGGCATCAGTTGAAATTGCGGCATTAAAGCCACTAAAAGCTACTGTTGGTTATGCGTGGAGAGTATTGCCTCCTGTGAATGAAATTGCAAAACTCTCTCCGCTTGAGGGAGGCGGAAAGCCATCAGAAGATGTAAAGTTGTTTGTAAATGGAATTGTAGAAGGAATTAAAGATTTCCCTAATGTTGTTAAATCTGGTCAAACCAAGATTGATGCCATGATGAAGGAAAAGACTCGTATTGATAACAGCATTCTTCAATACTTTGGTCATCTTCATAAAGCAATGAAAGCTCCTGTTTTTACAGGAGAATTTAAAACATCTTTGGGAAGATATTTGAATTGGATGGAGAAGCAAGGGATGGACATCCATGATCCTGTAAATCAAAAGACAGCAATGGATGCGGCATATCAGAGCGCACAGAGGAGCATTTTCTCTGAAGACAACGCTCTTGTTAATTTTATTAACACTCAAATTTCTATTGGTAAAAAGAGCAATAGCCGAGGGGTAAGATTGGCTTCTTATGCACTACAATTTAACATTCCTATTGTAAAAATCCCAACAAACATTATTAAACAAGTATTTGAGGCTCAATTTGGAACTGCAATAGCAGGAGCTAAAATTGCAAAGGCAATGGTAAAGGGAATGGATACACTTTCTCCTATGGAGGCAGATACAATTATGCGCCAGCTAAAGGTTGGAAGTATTGGTCTTGCTATGGTTGCCTTTGGTGCTATGCGTCCAGATATGTTTGGTGGATTCCATCTTCCTGGGATAACGCAAGATGATGAAGATGTTCCTGCTGGTGGAGCAAATCTTTTTGGAATAAAAGTTCCTCGTATCGCGTTTGACAATCCACTTCTTATTGCCGCTCAAGTTGGAGCAACAGCTAGGAAATACTGGGATGCTAAATCTGGAGAATATGGTTACACGGGAGAAGAAGCCGTGGATTTTGGCATGGCAATGCTGGCATCTGAATATGCCCTTGTAAAAGAAACTCCATTGCTTTCTCTTCCAAGAAACATAGAGCAGACAATGAATGTTGAGCGTACTCCAGAAAACCTTGGTGGATTGATTGCAGATCGAATACCTGGCCCAGTTCAAGACATGGCAAAGGCATTTGATACAGAGGAAGATGGAACTCTTCCAACTCTTAAAGCCTTGATTGGAATCAATAAAGACATTATTAAGAGAAAGCCAGATGGTTCTCCTCCAGAACGATTCTTGCAAACCATTGAAAAGAATCTTCCTTATTTGAGAAAACAAGTACCAGAAAAATAATGGCAACTTCCAAACAGCCCAAGCAACCAGCTTTCCCGCACCCTCCCCTAGAGGTGGGTGTGGCGCAGTATCCTACACCCCTTGTCCCGAACTACAATGACAAGAAGGGTGGATGGTCAATCAATGACCAAGGTCATATCATCCTTGTTGAGAAGATCAGCATTGAGAAGGGCAACTTCACACCCCTTCCTCTGGATGGAACCATCACCTACACAGGCAGGGATGCAAACAAGTGGCCTTCCACGCTTTACCTTGTAGCTGAAAAGCCTACCCAAGATAGCGAGTATTGCTTCCGCTATTGGGCAAATGATCGTTCTATAACCTCCCAGAATCTCTGGAACTACAACATTGCGTATTCCTCGGAGGATGTTACTGCGCCCATTTATACGCGATCCTACATCGTTCCTCGCGCATCCTACGATCCCAATAACTTCCTTGGCACAGATCCGCTAAACGCATCTAGCTCGTTTGTGAAGCTCCAGATGGCAGAGTTGCCAGAGGATAACCCGCTTGCGTCTAGGTATGTGGCGGTGCAAGCCGTGTATGAGACGCTCCCTGGCCCAACCCTTACGGGCTACCAGTATGACCCTGACCTCAATCTCGTCATCACCAATACCAAGCAAACGCTTGCCGCGCCTACTACTGCGCCCACTCTTCCTGACGATGGATTGATCTCTTCAAGGGATGAGCCTCTTGATAAGTGGAGGACGGTGCGTATTCAGAGTAGGATTTCTGCACTTCCTACAGCTAGGGTGGAATACAAGACTGGTTCTTATGGATCTCCCAATCTTCTGACTGGATTTGCCAATACGGTCTTCACATTCCCAGACGGGCAGATTCAATACAACGTGACTCCCGTAATGAGGGCAAAGCGGAGTTATCAGACTGCTTTCAAATACGAGACATCGTATCAGTATGGGCAACCATCAGAGCCTTCCTACACGCTCTTTGATCCCCTAGCAATCAACGTCTATTACGACGGGTATTTCTTTAAGGTGAATATCCCTGATTGCTTGACTGACCCAAACTTGAGCATCAACTTCTCAACTGGCATCAATACGCCAGCCGCCGCTTACTACGGCCCGATCAATGAAACCTACAATGTTCCTGTTACTTCAGTTCATGCTTCTACCTATAAAGACACATTAGTTGGAACATACCAGCTTATTTCATACGAGGTTGACTACTGGAAAGCAAACATCTGGAGAGTTTCCAAGCAGTCAGTATTGCTGAAGTGATATGGCTGAAGAGATTTCCTTCCAAGGGTTTGGGCCAATAACAAAGCCTAAAACTGCATTTGCAGAAGGCTTTGGTATTGATAGCTCTTTTGCTCCTTCATGGACTACGGAGCCTAAACTCCGTCAGAATAGCAATCAAAATGCTAGAGCAATTTTCCAGCCTTTTGAGGTAATTAGGAAATATATCAGCGGTCAGTTGAGCTATGGAGTTGCTTATTATTCAGAGCTTCGATCTAACTTTATTGATTCCACCTCTACAGTCACAGTTACTGGATTACTTTCGAGCAACTATCCAACCGACACAGATGCAGGATGGGTTAATGCAATGCCAGGAGATACCGCATATCTTGAGCTTGCAATTGCTTCTAATGCAATCACAAGCGCAACCATGAAGATTGATGGTAACTACGCTGGTGGAATAGGCGTGAGTGGTGGCGACATTGAGTATGACGGATCAAACAATCAAACCTATGCTAGAAAGCTGATCGCAGAAATCAATGCAGATGGCACAGTTCATCAGTATTGCTTTAACAATCTTGGGTGTGTTAATATGTGCGTCAATGGTGTTGCTTGTATTATCCCAATAACAATTTAATATGTCTCAAGTATCAAGTTTTGGGTTTTTCCCGTTTTGCGCCGTCGTTCCTGATATTCCGTCTTTTGGGCCTGGAACTGAATTCCCTATTGGTTTAACTTTTGAAGAATTATTTTATCTTTATTGGAAAGTTAAAACAATTAAATTTGAAACATCTGAAAATTTATCTGTTTCTAATTCTGTATATAATGAAATAGTATTACCGCCGCCATTCCCAGATGCTAACATTTATGACCCAACTGATTTGTCTGGTGGATATTCAAAATCTTCTTCATTTGATCGGCAATCAACCAGCAATGAAGCTGGATTAGTTTGCCCTAAACCATTTACCTACTCTTTCACAGATGATCTTTCAGCGACTTCCATCACAATATCTTTTGACCAAGTGTATGTTGTGAAGGGAACTCCAGATTTATATTATATTCCCATTGTTGTTTCTTCAGCTTTCCATGCCTCTTTTGGAGGAGATTTAAGCGGATTAGATCAGATAAATAGATTATTGAGTTTTGCTACTTGGCCTAATATCAATTACGTTGATGGTGGTGGATCATGCTCTATTGATTTATTTGGAACCGGCCCAAAGACTATTACCATGGGATTAACTGGAATTAATTTGTATCAAACAAATCAACCATATACGGGATATTTTACATACAAGCCAGACAAGCCTTTCTTCTATATCAATGGAGATGATGCAAACCCTCCATTCACAGAAAAGGCTTACTCTTTTGATGCAACTGCTACGACAAGCCTTTCAATCACAGTTGATGCAACTTGGCCCTATAATCCTTGACCTAAAACTTGACTAGAAGTAGTCTCACGACATTGAAAATATGATCGTAGCTATCTCATACCACCAAGGAGACCAGCCTCTTATGGTTCGCTGGGCAAACAGGGTAAAGCAATTTGGCCCTTATCTCAACCATGAGATCATCGTGTCTCCTTGCCACGGAGCAAACACGGACAAGATCCTACTCCCTCTTCAGAACTGCTTCCGCAAGGTTCATGTGGTTCCCTCTGGTCATACTGAAAAGGGATGGCCCATATCTTGCAATCGCGCATTCCAAAACATCTGCTGGCATTCCATGCTGACCACCCGTCAGCCATTCCTCTTCATGGAGCCTGACGCAGTTCCTCTTTGCGAGGGATGGATTGATCAGATTGAGGAGGAGTATCGGAATTGCGGTCGCCCATTCATGGGAGACTTTGTGGATCTGACTTCTTCTGACGTAGAGGGTATTGATCATATGAGTGGCATTGCCGTGTATGATTGGAATCTATCCATCACCGCTCCTCGACTCTTTAACTGCAACAATGGAAAGGAAGAGTTTGCTTGGGATATCTTCGCCGCCTCCGACATTCTGCCCAAGATGCACCGCACCAATCTCATCCAGCACGATTGGAACAGATATAGGAAGCAAGCTGTGGATGCCTCTTGCGTGAGGCCAGGGGCGGTAATCTATCACCCAGACAAGCAGGGCGTTTTACTCAATGATGGTCTTGCTGGCCCTTTGAATAGTGTGCAGGGAGAGCCTGCAACGGGTGCGCCTGCGAGCGTTTCCTCATTTAAACACGAAGGGTCAGCCTCAATTTCCAATGAAGAAAAACCGCAAATACAATCTGAAGAAGCCCCGCAAGATCAACAAGCCATCCTCATTGAGCGGTTCAATTCAATCCTTATCTCCGCAGGAAGTGACTCAAGACTCAAGCGACAAGTCAAGCAGTCCCTCATCCAAAGCGGATGGATCAAAGCCCCCAAAAAAGGAAAGCGTACTGGAAAAAAAGTTTCGACTCCTGTGGGGGTTGCTTAACGGGCCAGAGCTAGTTCAAGAGCATCGCTTCCATCCAGTCCGTAAATGGCGGTTTGACTTTGCTCATCTTGAGTCCAAGGTGGCAGTTGAACTGCAAGGAGGTATTTGGAGTGGGGGAAGGCATGGTCGCGGCTACGGAATCGTGGGAGACTATGAGAAGCTGAATGAGGCGCAGTTCTGTGGGTGGAACGTGATTCAGCTTTCTGCAAAACAAATCACGCTAGAGAACGTGGAGAAGATTCATGGATTGATTAAGAGTAGATCATTGACAGAATAGATCATTGATGCAATCTTGTAGGCATGGAAAAGAAATACAAGCGCGGTGATGTGAGAGAAGATGGCATGGTGTTTCGTAACTATACCTGCCGTGGAGAAGAGTGGTGGGTAACTCCAGAAGCCTTTGCGGAGTTTAAGGAAGCCGATAAAAGGAGAGCAAGGGAATACAAGGCTCGTCATCCAGACAGGGTTAAACAAACCATCAAGAATTGGAATCTTAAAAACCCTGGCAGAACAGCACAACTTGCAAAGGAGTGGAGACAGAAAAATAAAGAATATGTGAATTCTGTTTCTAGAGATTGGAAGAAAAAGAATCCAGAAAAAGTAAAAGAAATGATTCAGAATAGGATCACAAAAGATAAAGAGTCTTGGCTTGTTGAAAGAAGAATGGCTAGAGCAAAGAGGCGAGCATTGTTAAAAGAGCGATTACATCCAGAACATAATTTTGAGATAGAAAAAATTTTGTCTCAACAATGCAAAAGACTTTATAATAGGTTTGGTATTAAGTTTGAAGTAGATCATATTGTTCCTTTGGATAAAGGAGGATGGCATCATCATTTAAATTTACACGTTATTCCAATGGTATGGAACAGAAGGAAACACACTAAAGATACAAGCATACTTCCAGATTGTTGGACAGAAAGATAAAATATATCATTGACAGCGGCGTTTAGTTGATAGTAATTACCAATTTAGCGCAACGGGCATAGTCCGTGTGGGTAGGCGCGACCCCACAAGAATCCGGCGTTAAAATCCAAGGTGTCGCTGGTCTTGGAAAAAAGACAGAAAGGAGCATTCTGCTCTTTTCACAAACCACATTATTTTAGTAAATATGTCCTCAACTATCTCATGTTCAACAGTTAATGATATCTTTGAAAGGGAAACGAATAGATTCAACGTCGACATCTACGAGCGTTACTCAGTTGACGGCCCTTGGGGTCGCCTCGTCCGTGTTGGCAAGTTCCCCCTCGGAATGGGTACGACCCTGACGGAAGTCACGGTTGAGCGCGTTCTCTCTGGTAACTTCGAAAACACCTGGTCGAACGTCTCTACTTCGTCTGGCCTCGGCAATCCTAACAATGTTACTGGTTGCAATCCTGTTCCTAACAGCCTCGCGTTTGGTCAGACCCTTCGCACTTGGCAGTTGCAGACCCAGAGCTATCAGACTCCTTGCATCTGCTTGGACGATCTGAAGACTGCGTTCCAGATTGAGGCTCAGGTTGGCAAGACTGTCGATCAGCTTACCCAGTTGACCAAGACCGTCCTTGATAACCGCCGCCGCGCAGAGTTCCTCCGTATCGCTGGCAAGCTCGTTGCTGGTGATGTGAGCCAGACTGTTTATCAGTCCGCTACCATCAACGGCACGACCGTTCCTAACGCTCTGTACAACAGCGCGACTGGCAACGCAATCCCAGCTCCTACCGCCAAGCTCTCGCAGGATCTCCTTGATGTTCTGCGTGTTCAGCTTATCCGCGATGGTGCTGGTCACAATGCCCTCGGTAAGGAGAATGGCGTTCCCGTCCTCGGTCTGATCACCAGCCCTGAGACGAGCCGCGATCTGCTCCGTAACAACGCTGATCTCCGTCAGGACATCCGCTATGCCACCCCTAGCGAGCTTATCGCTCCTCTCGGTGTCGAGCGTTCGTTCGCTGGGTTCTACCACATGATTGATCTGGAGCTTCCCCGCTTCACGTTCAGCGGCAACAACTGGCAACAGGTTTATCCCTACATCCAGTCTGCCACCTCTAACGGCTACACTTGGGAGGTTAACCCCGCCTATAACGTCGCCCCCTACGAGGTTTCGTACATCTTCCACCCCGATGTGTACGAGGAGAGCGTTCAGCAGGTTGGCCCGAACATCCCTGGTGCGCCGTTTGATGACTATCCGTACTACTACAGCGGACAGTTCTTCTGGCTCAACATCCGTGATGCCGTGAACAACCCGCTCGGTAAGATCGGTCGCTGGCTGGCAATCTTCCAGTCTGGTAGCCGCCCGATTGCTCCTTATCTCGGTCGCGCTGTGATCCACAAGCGTTGCCCGTATGATCTGAGCTTCGCTGGTTGCTCTTACTCCTAATAGAGTAGCCTGACTCAAAGGAAGCCCCATCAGAGAAATCTGGTGGGGCTTTTCTTTTTCAGTTGACTGAATTATCTAAAAAAATCAATACTGAAGATTATGCCAGCCGCCGCCGTTTTTAATATTAGAATTGACCAAAATTCTGATTTTTTGGGGACTGCTTCTATTGAAGAGGATATATCATATTGCAATCTTTATTCCCAGATTCGTGAGTCTGGAGTTTCGCCTATACTTGCATCATTCCACACTCAAATTACAGATGGGCCAAATGGAGGATTCCAATTCTCTCTTACTGCCGCACAAACGCTTGCTCTTCCCGTAACCACTAGTAATTACCCTTTATACTATGATATTCTTCTTGTGCGTCCGAATGGCACAAAAACAAGGGTGATTATGGGGTCGGTAACTGTTACTCAAGAAATTACAAGAATTTGATATGTCTGATATTGATCTGACAACAAGAGTAGAATATCTGCAAGGAGCGCAAGGGGAATCTGGATATGTAATGTTATCTGGTCATGGCGCACCAGCGGCCTCATTGGGTGCTGTAGGTAATTTCTATATCAATACTGATACAAATGAAACATACGGCCCCAAAACTGCGGAAGGGTGGGGTTCTGCATCTGCCAATGTTCAGATTGGACTTCAAGGCGCACAAGGGCCGCGAGGATTGCAGGGGCCACAGGGCTTACAAGGGCCACCTATGGATCTGTGCCATCAGCCAGATACTTGCAACTTCGGAACAGCAGATTGTAATGCACCCTTGGCAGTAAGTATTGACCAAAGAACTTCAAGGCATCTACAAGCATTATTCGATAATTTTAGTGCTTGTAATGTTAATATTCCTACTATAGACCAATGCGCTCACCCACACATTAACGACACGCTTGCTTCATTTAACGCATTTTTTACAAGGTTGCTTGATTTATTGAACTGCTCTAATCAAGGCTCATCTTGTAAATTTTCTGAAGCAGTAGAAAGAAAAATAAACAAATACATATCCAAAATTATTTATCGTGCATACTGCGGGGGTAATGGTAGCCTTGATCCCAATAGCAATAATTATGGAACAAGTGATACTGCAAGCCTTGAGTGTATTGGAGACCACACATTGCTTGAATCATTGGCAGAAGAATTAAAAACATTCATACAAGAAGAAGCTGTTCTTAAAGGTATCAGAAATGCTAGTGCAACAGTTAAGGGAGTAATAAATGGAATATGCTCTGGTTCTTTTGATGCAAATTCAATATCTAATTCAACATTAGGTTTACCATCAGGCTCTAGTTGCTTAACTTCCGATCAAATATCAGAGATTGTTTCCATTGGTGGTGATTTGTTTAGCACACTTCAAACATATTCTACAAACTTAAAAGCCGTTCTTACTGGCGGTGCTGATTGCGGTTCTATACACGCATTTATTGGTGAGGTTTTGGGTTCTGGATTTGAAATTTCTGGAGGAGGTTGCACAGTTAAATTAAATAACCGATATTTTGAAATTGAAGCGAATGGTTGCAATGCGTATATCGGATTAGATAAAATTGAATTAAATTGTGAGGGGAATCAGTTGCTTGCTGATTTTTCTGGTATTGTTTTAACTCTTTCATCTGGAGCATTTATTTCATTAAAGCCAGAAGGAGTTGAGGTGGATGATGGACAAGGGAATTTCATCAAGGCATATCCATCTAGCATTACTATTCAAAATGATGCTGGAACCAATGTTGTTGTTTCCCCAACAAGCATTAAAGCCACATCTTCTGATGGAGGAAGTGCAGAAATTAATTCGCAAGGTCATGTGGCACTTTCTACTACTGGTGAAAACTCAATAGAGTTTAATGACGATAATCTCAAGATAGTAAATAACAATTCTGAAATTACTATCAATTCAGAAGAAGTTAAAATAGATTCTACGCATCCTATTAACATAAAAAGCGATGAATTAAATATTGATGCTGGATCAACAAAAATTGAAGTAAAATCCGCTGATGGCGTTTCTGTTAAAAAAGGAGGAACAACTGCCACAATTGATTCAGATGGCGTTTCTGTTAAAAAAGAAACAATAAATACATCTATTGGTGGAGAAGGACTTAAATATAAAGATACTTCAATAGATACAACAATAACGCTGGATCATACTGGCTTATCTTCTTCTACGCCTGTTGGTTATGTTTATTTAACTACGAATCCAATAGAGGATCGCCCGACTATTGGGATGACCCTTATAGATCAACAAGGGGATAAATGTGATGTTTTCCCGCAGACTATCACCATGAAAGATGGCGATAGTGGGGAGACTATGGTTCTTGATGTTCCTAAAAAAGGAGGGGATGGAGATCGGGTGAGCGCAAAATGGCGTGAAATTGCTGTGTGCGTCGATGGAGTTGCCAAACACGCTATGGTTTTGATGTCTGAACCATATTGATTCCTATTGACACAAAAATTAAAAAAAATAATACTACGCATTATGGCACTTTCTTTTTCCATTCCCAAAGATTATAATGTTCCATCTGGCGTTAAGGAGGGCGTAGAGTTCTCTGACATCGCCACCTTTAAGTTTGAAGGCAACGAAATGATGCTTCTCACTATCGGTGAGGACAAGACTCCTGTGCTGTCCCGCGATGTTAAGGATGAGAAGCAGAAGCCCAAGGGAGCTAAAGCCGCCGTCAAGGAACAGCTTGCCGCTATGGAGGACAAGAAGGGTTCTGCGGAGATGGAAGATTCTGGAGAACAATACGCAGAGGGTGGCGAGGAGGAGTAATCCGTGTCTGGCTACGACTTCTATCAGCCAGTAGTAGCCAACCCCAATGATGGGGAGAATATTACTCTGTGCAAGATCCTTGATGGTATTGCGGCATTAAGTCCTACGGTAAACAACAATCTTTTACCATATACAAGGGTTAGCACGGCAAGCACGAATGCCACTAATGTTAAAGCATCTGGTGGCAAGGTGTATAACTTTATTGCTACCAATATTGCCAATCAAACTAGGTATGTGAAGTTCTATGATAAGGCTACCACGCCAAATCCTGCTTCTGATTCGCCAGATTATATTATCCCCCTCCAGAATGGACAGACCATCACTCTAGCCCTTGGAGTTAGTCCTTTTATTTTTCATAATGGAATCAGCTTTGCAATAGTAACATCTGCAACTAATGATGGAGCAGTTGGAGCAGGAGATGTGGTGTTGAGCTTTAGTTGGGCATAAATCCATTGCGTGAAATAATAATCCACAATATACAAACAATATGAGCTTTCCTTCTGTTTATAATCCGTCTGTTTCAAATCCAGCAGATCAAGAGAATATCTCTCTTGCCAAGATCCTTGATGTCGTTAGTGGCGTGGGATATGACTACGAGCTTTCTAATTTTGTTGCCGCTGACAAGCCTGGGACTGTGGTGATCAAGAATGGAGGCGAGGTTCTCAAAACCCTCACGCTCTCCTACGACGGATCGAACAACCTCACTTCCATCGTCCGTAGCTAATGGCTCTTACCGATAACATTCTAGCTTACTGGAACCTTAACGATGATGGTTCTGGAAACGTGAGTCTAGTTGACGATACTGGTAATGGATATACGCTCACCAATAACAATGGGGCCACCCTTGCCACAGGAAAGATTGATGGATGCGCTTCTTTATCTGCTAGTCTTGACACATATCTAAATAGCGCAGGATTTAGTGGATCTTCTGGATTTTCTTTTAGTTGCTGGATAAATGCAACTGATTATGGAACTGGGGGTTATTCAGATATTTCGGGTTATATTGTAGATGCTCGTCCATGCACTTCACTTGGATTTTCAAACTCTGGAAACCTGTATGTTGGGAATCCATCTTCAGAATATCCAATTACTCCAGTTCCTCTTAACGAGTGGGTTCATTTAGTTGTTACTGCATCTTCTACAGAAACCAAAGTTTATCAAAATGGATCTCTAATTATTACTGCTGGAGGTGCAACTTCTTTTGACGTATCATCTATTTTCTTGGGATGCCCGTCAGACAATACTGGAGGGGATTTTCATTTTAATGGTTTGATTGATGAGGTTGGAACTTGGAGTCGCGCTCTTTCCGCAACCGAAGTCTATAATCTATACTACAACGGAACTGGCAACACTTATCCTTTCAGTAAGACACCGATTGCGATTCCTCTTTCCGATGGCTGCAAGGCATATTGGAATCTGAATGATGATGGTTTTGGGAATGTTTCGTTGGTTGATTCTACGGGTAATGGATACGCACTTTCCAATCCAAATGGAGTTACTCTTGGAACTGGAATTATTTCTGGGGACGCTGTTTTTAATCCTGTTAATCAGCAATACTTAGGGCCAGTTACACTTGGCTTACAAAATCAATTTTCTGTTTCTTTTTGGGCAAAATGGAATGGATCAACAACTGGAAACAATCAAGTTCTTTACACTTCCCCAAATGATCTAGGTTTTCAATCAGCCATAACTACTTCTGGAAATTTTCTTTATGCTTATTGGTCAACTGGAGGCGTTGATATAGATACAGGGTATTCTGTAGATAATAATTGGCATAATTATGTTTTAACAAAAACAACAAATGGAGATTTGACAGTTTATGTTGATGGTTCTGTAATCAATACAAACAATATCGGTCAAGGTGGCTTGAGTGGATTTGGAACTCAATTAGGGTCACAGCCATCACCTTCTCTTGCCTATTATTTTGACGGGCAAATTGACGAGGTGGGAACATGGGATCGCGTTCTTTCTCAATCTGAAGTAACAAAACTTTACAATAATGGATCTGGAATAACCTATCCATTTACAACGCTTTATTACAATAATGCACAATCTGATGGAGATTGGGGAAACCTTTTAAACTGGTGGCAGGACTCTGGATTTACCATCCAAGCTACAGCACTTCCAGATAACACCACGCCAATTAATCTTTACAACCAAGTAACGCAAAACACGCAGGGAGCAAATCAATGCTTTTGTGCATCTGCTTTTTTCTGGTCTGCTGATTTCGCATACGGACTAACGCTTCAATCAACTGGAGTAGTCAATATGCAGGGATCTTCAATCATGGCTGGAGCTACTACAGATAGTGTTTCTATGCATGATTCCTCAACCCTAACCGATGTTTCGGTTGTTGATGGAAATGTTACCATGAGGGATAGTTCTAGGGCTTTTGGAACTGTCGTTGGTAATGCCACAATTTATTATGACAACGGAAATGGTCAGTATCCGATTGGCGGAACGGTTGGAGGAACTGTAACTTATCTTGGGTGGCCAGCCATTAGCCCTCAATGGTTTAACGATAAAGTAACAGGTGGAGGCAATGATGGCGACTTCTCCAATAAGGCTAATTGGTGGACTAGCAATACTTATTCTGTTCGACCAATCAATGCCGAGGGAACTCAAGAGCTTCCAGATGCCTCCACGGATGTCTTTATTGCGCCGAATACTGGAATTGTTGCCAATAGCGGAACTGCTAATCCAACGATTAACAGCGTAACAGCAAATGACTCAAATATCCAAAACATTTCTATTACAGCAACCAATGGTTTTTTATTCTCTGGAAATGAGGGCGTAGCAAATGCAGTTCTGTACGGTAATGTTATCTTTCAAGATACGGCATACAACGATCATGCCGTCATCCAAGGAAAGGCAACCTACAAATCTGCCGCATCCCTGCAATACTCATGGGGCCAAAACTCACTTGGGAATGTTAATGCTGGAATGTATAATGGATCAACCGCATTTGAGGTTAACATCTCTGGCGGAGGGGCTGGAAATTTTATTTCTCGCTTGCTTCACCTTCCTTGGTTTATTAACATCTAACAACCATGATTGCACTATCTTCTCCCATCACTATTTCCCCAAAGCCTGTTCATGGAAAGCCTATAAAGCCTACCACGCTTACCAGCATTGACTACAGCGTGAACTACGATAACTCACAGCAACAGGCAACGGCTCGTATTAAGGGAGTAAATGTGAACCTTCTGCTCTGGAATCAGCATACTACTCCTCCTTATTCTTCGGTTGGTCAGTTTTCTGATGCAGACACGGACGCTCGTGTTAGTGAACTTCTGAATGTGAAGGGTGGAAATACTGCGATTGAGAAGGCAATTCTTGCTCTGTTCCCCGCACAGCCAAAATCAGTCTAGCCATGATGCACCACTTTGATACCGCCGCTACTGGAGCAATAGGGTTTACTGCCCCTGTTGCCGCCGCCGCGATTAGCCTTGATCCCATGCTGGATCTTGAGCTTCGTGTGGCTTCCCTTATTATCGGTATCCTTGTGGGGATTGCCTCGTTTTCAAAGTTGATCTACGACATCTGGGCTGACCACAAAGCCCGTAGCAAGAAATGAAAGTTCTACGAATCATTGCGGGATGTGCAATGATCTGTGTAGTCGGATGCGCTCATCATGAAGATCATTTCACTCCTCCATCAAGCGTGGAAGTCCAGCGTAATGTGGCTAGGGTTGCTCCTTTCGTTCGTCCCGAAGGCAAAGCGGCCTACATCGACCTTGAGAAGTCGCTCGCGGATTACCAAGCAAAGGTGGAGAAGCAAACGGAGCTACTCGCCAAAGCAGAGAAAGATGCGCTCTACTGGCACGAAAAGCAGGAGAAAGCCCTAAAGGAACTCTGGATCTGGAGGGGCATTGCGATTGCCTCCATCCTCGCAGTAGTCGGATATATTGGAATTAAGACGGCATGGCGATTCGCACTCTGATTGAAAAGAAGTTGTCTCAACGCCCTCTTGAGTCGAAGAAGGCACAATACGCCCTCATTGCGGCTAGTTCTGTGCTGGTTGTGTTTGGCGTTTCTGCTTTTCTTATTCTCTCACATTCCGAACAGGCTAAAGAGATCGTTGAACTCGCCAACCTCGTTGTCCTCTTCTTCGGAGCTTTGGTCACAACCCTAATCACGGGACAGGCTTGTATGGATTGGAAGGCTATGTCTGCCCTTCAGCACATTGACGAGGACGAGAAGATTGACTCCAACGCCGAGGCTCCTGACGTGGAGGTGAAGAATATCAGACTTCCACGCCCTCGCTACTACGATGACGAGCAGGTTTAAGAATGTGATCATCCCTTGGTTGTTTGACCATGAGGGAAGGGAATACGAGAACGACAAAGATGATCCAGGGGGAGCCACCCGATATGGCATTGACCAACGCTCTCATCCAAACGTGGACATCAAGAATCTTACCGAGGAGAAGGCTACAGAAATCTACTGGAACGAGTGGTTGAGAGACGGGTGCGATCATCTTCAGAGTCCTCTCGACTGGCTTTACTTTGATAGTGCGGTGAATTGTGGGATTGGACGAGCGCAGTCATTTTTGAATGATTCTGAAAGAGATCCAAAGAAATATCAAGATGCCCGTAGAGGCTTTTATAATCGGCTTGCAGAGGCGAAACCAAAACTCAAAAAGTTCTTAAAAGGATGGTTGGCGAGGGTTGATGACTTGAGCAGAGTAGCTGGCGTGTGACCTCGCGTTGCTCGGAGGGTAGCGACTGATTTTTTTCATAGTCAAGCCTAAAATGGGTCAATGAAAATTTTTTATTTTGGTGCTTGCATACCCATGATCGCTGGATAATTCTCGCATCGCTATGAGCAAACCAACTACAACCAAAACCAACAAAACCAATGACCGCAAGACCTACAATGAAGCCATCATTGCAGACCTCCTTGATTCACTCCTTGCATCCCGACAAGCAACGCGAGAGCTTGCAGAAAGCGTGGATGCTTGGAAAGTCACCACGATTGTTTTCAGCGTTGTCTCAATCATCGCGCTGTTCACAGCCCTCCTCAAATGAGCGCACCAGCATCAGCCCCGATGTCTCCAGAGGAGAAGATTCAGCTTCTTCTTGAGACCCTGGAATCCATCCGAGCATCACTAGACGAAACAATTTCCTATATCGACGATTCGATGATTGAAGCGGACGATAGGGGATAAACCAAAACAACAATGAAAAACATACTGATAAAAAATGCCATGATTCTTTGGGACGATAAGACCAAGGAGGTTATGGTTGTGCAACATCCTCCAAAAAATAAGGAGGGAAATCATTTGCCTATGTCCGACGGAGCCTGTTGGAGTCATTGGCGAAATCATACAACTGAAGAACAAATTGCCATGCTTTACAGAATCGGAATGATTCTTGCATTGAATTTTGATATTCCCACCGAAACAATCCATGAAGCATTTTGTAATGTTGTGGATTACAGGGAACACATGAGTGATTACATGCCTTCCATAAAAATTATTCACTAAGCCAACAACAATGAAAAAAAACACCAAGTCAGTTGAACCAGAAATCGTCCACCCTATTGAACTCAAAATCAATTGGGGATGGCAAGTTGAGGCGGCGGTTTATTCAGTAATTGCCAATGCCATCCTTGCAATCGCAACCCTTATCACGCTTCTTTGCAAATGAGCATTGAGTTCACAGACACGACGGAGCAGAACCAGAAACTTTCCGAGGCTTTGGTAAAGGCGGTTGGAGAGCTTTCCAATGTGGCAAAGACTGCCGCTAACCCGTATTTCAAGAGCAAGTATGCTCCTTTGGATGCGATCATTGATGCTACCCGTCCCGTCCTTGCAAAGCATGGATTGGCGGTAATCCAAGAGCCTCTGTTCATGGAGGGAACCGCTGGAGTAGAGACAACCATCATTCACAAGGAAGGTGGGCAGAAGTCATCCACGCTCCTTCTTCCGCTAAAGGATCAGTCCCCGCAGGGAGTGGGAAGTGCCATTACCTACGCTCGTCGTTATGCCCTAGCCGCTGTGCTGGGTATTGCTTCAGAGGATGATGATGACGGAAACATCTCAACTGGTCTTGCAAAGAAGCAGGAGCCAGCCCCAGCAAAGTCTCCTGTCAGGGAGGTCAGTAAGGAGGAAGCGAAAGCTACGGCAACTTGGAAGAACGTGGAGATCACCAACATCCGAGAGATCCAAGGAAAGAAGAGTACGTTCTTCTGCATTGAGTTTGACGGCAAGGCCGAGGCTCTCACGTTTGACAAGAAGCTCTACGCTACTGCTACTGACCTTGCTCTCGTTAAGGTTGACGCTGGAGTAGCCCCTGGCAAGAACGATCCATCAAAGTGGCAGTTGATTAGCCTAGCTCCTACTGCTGGAGCCAAGGCAAACATCACACCCGATGAAAAAGCCTAAAGCAAAGGCAAGGGGGGCGAAAGCCCCCCATATTGCCACTAAATATGAACGCTTCCTTGCAGTATCCTGTAGTCATGGCAAATACGCTGATCCTACTGCAATATCTGCCGTTCTCAAAATGCGAGATAAGTGGAAGCCAGAAATCTGTGTTCATTTGGGCGATTGGTGCGATACCACAGCCTTTAGGTCAGGTGCGGCTGGAAGTTCAGACGAATCAGAACCAGTTGCCCCAGACATTGATGGAGGCATTGCTTTCCTGCGAGAGCTACGACCAACTCACGTTCTTGATGGAAACCATGAGGATCGAATCCCTAGATTACTCAATTCAAATAACGCCCTCGTCGCATATGCCGCCCAGCAAGCAACAAACTTTATTGATGAGTCTTTTATCAAAATGGGTTGCCGCCGCATCCCGTATAACGGAGTGTTTCAGCAACTTGTTTTCGGTGATGTTACCTTCACGCACGGGACTATCTATAACGAAAATAGCGCAAGAGATATGGCAGAGATGTATGGAGGCAAGGTCATCTTTGGACACACTCATAGAGCGCAGATCGGAGAGGGTCGAACGCTCAAGGAAAGCACAGGCTATTGCGTGGGGACGCTTACGCGCCGAGGTGAGATGGATTATGCAAAAGCAAGGCGAGCAACCTTTGGCTGGAGACAAGGACTTGTCTTCGGAGAGATCGGGCCTAAAGACTCCGCAGTCTGGCTTATAACCCGTGCAGAGTTCCAGAATGAATGGAGGTTGCCAATATGAGCGCGAACCAATGGGCTTCTGTTATCGCCAAAAGCATCAAGATGCGGGAGGATGTAATTCCAAAGGGATTCTATTCTCGCAAGCAACTACAGAAAATATGGAAGGTGAGCAAGGGGGAGGCAAACGCAAGATTGCGTGATCTCATCAATCAAAACATTGTTGAAAAGAAAACCTTTAAAATCCAAGACTCTAGGGGCGTTTGCCCCGTATTACACTACAAAATCAAATGCACAAACTAGCCAACGAATATACCATTGAACCTGACTTCAGCATCCTTGCTGGCCCTTATTCTTCCATCATCCATCAAGAGATGAAGTGGATGGAGAATGTGATTACCGACATGAAGGCTGGAAATATCGAATATCGTGTTACTGCTAACGGCGCAGATCTCTACGTCGAACGCAAGGGCATGATTGTAACCAAGCGTAAATGATCAACTCATTCACCATCTTTATCTTTGCTGTGGTGGCCCTCTGGATCATCACGGAAATGTTTAGACCACGATGAAATTCAAATTACTTGGACGAGTCGAGATCAATGGGCAAAAATGGCAAGTAGGCTATGGACACCCAGGATTCACCGATGGACAAATGGACGATGGAGTCTGCGACTACAGCAAGCGCAGGATCACCATCAATCGTGGATGCTCTCGCAGTCTCTTGTCTGTGCTGGCGCATGAAGCAATCCATGCTCGCCTACCTGACCTATCAGAAGAATCTGTTAATGAAACAGGAGAACTTATTAGTAAAATATATGATCTCTTTTCCGAGCAATCTACCTGACAATGAAGACGATGACATCCCTTGGCACGACGAAAGCCCCGAAGAATATGATTAACTCCGCAGACTTTTTTAACGAGTGGTGGGATACCTATGGCATCCGAACCTTCAGCAAGAATCATGGAACAGCAGATGGGCATAGGGAATACATGAGCATGGCATTCCAAGCTGGATACCATGCCTGTCTTGCCAATGATCGCGGCTACCAAGAACTCAAGGAGCAGAACCAACGGCTCAAGGATGAGCTTAACTGCCGACTCACATGAGCGCAGGAAAAGGAGATGCGCCTCGCCCTGTAAAGGGAGATGATTATCGCAAGAACTACGATTCCATATTTAATAAAAAGAAGAAATGAGTATCCTAAAGCTATCTAGGGAGGATCAAGTCCCTCCAGGCAATTACCGATTCACCGTCCCAGAGACAGGCTATCGCATTGCCGACATCCACACACTACAGGAGCTTTACGATAAGGTAGAGCAACACTACCAAGATAACAATATTCCCCTCCCTGACCAATGGAAAGAGTTGGTGGTAGATCAACTCTGCCGCCAACTCCCAGAGGGGTGGTGCTATTACTCTGATGGGAAGGAATATAAGGGCAACGCATCTCTGCTATCCTTTGACAATATCCTCAAGGGAATTACTAGCCTATCTGCACTAGCTACAGAGGCGGCATCTGGAGGTGATCCGTTTGTTGATCAGAATGAGGCAGAGGAGAGGGCTAAGATTTGTGCCAGATGTTATTACAATCAAAAGAGTAGCTTCTGTATGGGATGCGGAGGAGCTAGAGTGATATTAGATATGGTTGGTAAAGTGAAGGGACAGAGGAAAACCAATGTGGATTATATGCTCCAGAACTGCGGGATATGCGGTTGTCGTAATGATGCTATTGTTCATGTCAAGAAAAATATCTTGCTAAAAGGCGAGAAAGAAGAGACAACTAACAAGCGTCCAGATTGGTGTTGGCTTAAAGCCGATAACTTATCTGAAGCATCCTCTCAACTGCATCTATGACAAATAATACCAATCAGCCATACGGCCTCCTAGACCTCGACGAGAATGAAGTACCGAAAACGAGGGTGCAGGATGCTGGTTCTGCTAGGGCAATGCTCTATACGCTGATTGATGATGATCAACTCGCCTCTTATCGTAGGGCGCAGATCCAAGGTCAGATTGACGGCAACGCTCCCTTTAACGATACCCAACTTAAAGAGATGGGCCAGGGAGATCGGATCAATGTGAATTGGGGTCATGCTGAAGCCAAGGTTGAGGCGGCAGTCATCCCTTACTTCGACATCCTCACATCTGTTGGTAGCTATGCCACCGTCAAGACCAAGTATGGTAAGGACATGGGCAAGCGCGAGGAGTGGTCTCGTATCCTCACAGAAGAATTTCACAGGCTCTTAGATAAGACAAATCCTAACTTTATCTTACAACATCAGGTCGCCCACAAGCAGTTGGTCATTCATGGTCAGGCTTGTATGTTCTGGGGTGATGCTATGGACTTTAGGGCAAAGGCAGTTGAGCCTTGGCAGTTGATCGTCCCCAAGGGCAGTACGGTCGATTGGCAGAACTGGGAGTTCTGTTATGTGCTGGACGATATGTACACGGAGGAACTCTACCGATACATTGAGAACGAGGAAGCGGCTTCCCGTGGAGGATGGGATGTTGAGGAGTGCAAGGAAGCCATCATGCAAGCCAAGATTGACGAGCAGGATCAACGCCGTCCTTGGGAGTGGTATCAGAAGGAGTTCAAGAACAACGCCCTGTACTACTCATATGCCAAGAGCAAGATTATCAAAGCCGCCCATATGTATGTGCGTGAATATGATGGTCGCATTTCTCATTATGTCTTTGATCGTCTGAACTCCACAGAGTTCCTCTGCAAGCGCGAGTCCTGCTACAAAAACTTCAGCAATGCCTTCACGATCTTTCTGAATGGCGTGGGTAATGGATTCTATCATGGCGTGAGAGGGCTGGGTCAGAAAGTTTACAAGTACGCACAGGCTATGGATCGCATCAACAACGCTCTCCTTGAGGGAGTGATTGTGGATTCTGCTGTGATGATCCAGCCGCAGAGTGCCAAGGATGCCGAGTCGCTGAAGACCGTTCAGATTGGGCCTTATCGCATTCTCCCCCCTGGCATGAACTTCGTGCAGGTAGGAACCACCTCCAAGCTGGGTGGAGCCATGCAGGTCGCCCAGATGTTCCAAGGTCAGGAGAGCGATGACATTGGTAGCTTCATGCCTTCCGTTGCTGGAGGACGCAAGAAGAGCAATAAGGAAGTTGAGGCAGAGATTGGCGAGAAAAGCCGCCTCACCAACACCCGCGCTGAAATCTATCTCCAAGCCCTAGACACTCATTATCGTGAAGTCTATCGCCGCGCTTCTAATCCCAACATTGTTGAGGAAGATCATGGTGGCCCAGAGGCACTTGCCTTCCAAGAGGCTTGCATGAATCGCGGAGTTCCTGCCGCCGCTCTTCTGGATATTGATTCTGTCAAGGCTACCCGTAGCATTGGTCAGGGAAGCTCTGCCGCCCGTATGCAAGCGATGGAACTTATCGGTCAATATCTGCCCCAGCTTCCAGAGAGCAACCGCAAGCGGGTTATCAATGCCAACATTGCCGCTATCGCTGGTCAGACTGGTGTTGAGACGTTTGGTATCCCCGACGAGGACAAGCCAGAGGGTAGCGATCTTTCGATTGCCTCCCTTGAGAACAATGCGTTTGCGTCTGGTGGTCAGGTGCTTATTGATCCCGATCAGAATCACTTTGTTCATCTCACCGTTCACCTTCAGTATTGCGGTGGGATCGTTCAAGCAGTTCAGCAACAGCAGGAAGATCCTCGCAAGGCGGCAGTTACCATGCAAGCGGCTATCCCGCACATCCTCACCCACCTCAAGTATCTTGAGGAAGACCCGACCCGTAAGGAGCAGTTTGATAATCTCAATGAGCAGACCAGCGAGTTGATGAAGATTGCCGATCAGTTGAATAAGCTGGCAGAGCAGATGAATGAGCAGGAGCAAGCCCAACAAGGTCAGCAGGGAGCGCAAGATCCCAAGATGGCGGTGGCACAGAATAAGATCATGCTGGATCGCGCCAAGTTCCAGAATGACGCACAGATCAAGCAAGCCAAGGCTCAACATCAGATGATGCTCCAAGATCGGAAAACGGCCCAAAAATTGATGATTGACAAGGTTAAGACGGCAAGTAAGTATTCAAGCATCGCCCCCTAGCGTCCCCAAAAAACAAAACCAAAAATGAAAACCGAATGCGGGAGTAATGACCCCGCCACGATAGAACAGCTTCGCAATCGCGTAGCATCACTCACCGCTGTAATCTACAGCGCGATCAACGAGGATACATCATCTCTCGCATCTCGTTATATGCAGGAGAAGATGGAACGACTAAACGCACCTAACGTGGAGAAGATCGGAAGGCAGGAAATGCTGGAAGAAGTTATCTCACTCGTTTACGAGCGTTACTTTATGTACAACCGCACATTCCACGGAGCCGATTCAGAGCGCACAGCGCAGTTCAAGAATCTGATTCACGACCTTCGTGAGATGCAAGCACAGGAGATGAATGATGAGTAGGTGTTTGGTGATAGATCACGGTCTTTTTTCGGCATTCGCAGAGCGATTGGCAGAAGAGCATGAGGTGAGGTACTTCGTTCCTTTCAACGAGAAGTCATTCCCGATCCCTGGCCCTGCTTTTATTGGAGAGGGACTCAAGGGAGTGGAGCGAGTCAATAGCTGGGAGGAAAACCTAGATGTGGACTTCGTTGTGATTCCCGATGTGGGATTCATGTATTTGGCAGAGCATATCCGATCCCTTGGCATTCCCGTGTGGGCGGCTGGTCTTGGAGAGAAGCTGGAAGTGCAGAGGTGGAGGGCAAAGGAAACCATGAGGGAGCTTGGGCTTCCTGTGGGTAAATGCGCTCTCGTTACTGGCATGACTGCCCTGCGTGAGTACCTTGAGAACAATGATGAAGTGTATGTCAAAATAAGTGGCTTCCGAGGATTGGCTGAAACCTTCTATGCCCCTACATGGAAGCTGGCAGAGCCTCGCGTAAACGAGTTGTGGGACGCTCTAGGCGGTCTTTGCAACATCTTCCCGTTCATCATAGAGCATAAGGTGGAAAGCGTTGTAGAGGCTGGATATGACGGATTCTGCATTGACGGCAAATATCCCTCCACTTGCTTGACTGGCGTGGAAGTGAAGGACTGCGGCTATGTGGGATGCGTGAGGGACTACGCTGATCTTTCCGAGCCTGTTAAGATCGTCAACGAAAAGCTGGCTCCTTTTATGGAGGAGGCCAAGTATCGTCAATGGTTCAGCACCGAGATCAGAGTCACCGATGAGGGAACGCCTTATCTGATTGATCTTACTACCCGTTGCCCTGCACCTCCTTCTGCCCTTGTGTGGGAGATGGTAGATAACGTGGGAGAGATAGTGGAAGCTGGAGCTAACGGAATTTTGGTAGATCCAAAATGGAGAGCCAAGTATGGTGCGCTTGCTATCATCAAGTCCTCATTTGCAGAGGAGCGATCCCTGCCAGTAGCCGTTGATCCCAAGGTGGAGCGGTGGATCAAGTGGCGTAATGCTTGCCGCATTGAGGATACTACCTACATCATTCCTACGCTGGGTGTGAGGATGTGCGAGGTGGGAGACTGCATTGGCATTGGCGACACGATGGAAGAGGCTATCCAGAACTGCCAAGAACACGCTGAAGGAGTGAAGGGGTTTGATGTAAAGGTCAATACTGACGCTCTGCCAGCGGCATTAAAAGAGATTGAAAACGCAGAGGAGAATGACATCATCTTCACCGATGATAAGCTCCCTAAAATGAAAGACCTACTAGACTAATATGACACTAACTGATTGGAGATCCAATGTGGATCTGGCGATTGAGCTAAAGAAGCTCCTTGATAACCCTGTAATGAAACACGCTATAGCTGTCGTTGACGGCTTGAGCATGGCGAAAACTCTAGGCAATGGGGCTGGCCTTATCCAGCAAGCAAACAATGCTCACGTTCTCTTTGGCTATGATTCTGGAAGGGCATCAGCTATCAGCGATCTCTTCATCCTAGCCGAAGTACCAGAGGAGCAAGTCAACATTGAGCCTACCTACACCAGCGAATTTTAACATATGGACACACCAACCCCAACCACACCCGTAGCAACCATCCCCGCTGAACCGATCCCTGCGACTCCTATGGAGCGTCCTAGCGATCTGTCCCAGCTATCGCGTCAACTAAAGAACAAGCCCAATCTGCCAAAGGTAGATTACAAGAACCTCGCAGAGCTTCCTGACGTGGGAACGAAAGAGGTTGCTCCTACCCCTGCTGGCATTGACGTAGTTCCAGAGACATCTGTGCAGGATTTCCTCAAGAGCATTGAGGAGAAGAAGAATACTGGCCCTATTGAGGAAGCCCCCAAGGAGGAAGCCAAGGTTGAGGCTCCTGCTGATAGCCTGGATCTTTCTGATCTTGATCTTTCCAAGGAGCCAGAGGCAATCACCGAGGAGAAGCCTAAGAAGAAGAGCAAGGAGGATAACCTTGCAGAGCTTCGCAAGAAGGCAGAGGCCGCAGAGTTTGAGATCAAGAGCCGTGATGAGAAGCTGGCTGAATACCAGAAGAGGGCAGAGGAGCTAGAGGCAGAGCTTGAGAGGACTGCGTTTGAGCGTAGCCCCAAGTTCCGCGATAAGTTCCAAGCTCCCTATGAGTCGGCTATTGCCAAGGCTACCGAGTGGGCTAACGAGTATGCCGCTGACCCTGCTATTGCAGAGAAGGCTTTGTCGCTGAAGGGCAAGGAGCGTATTGAGTTTATCGACGAGAACTTCGGAGGAGGTGCGGCATCTGCCCAATTCCTATCCCTCATCAATGACGCTGACAGCAAGCGCGGTGCGCTTGAGGCGGCTATGGTGAATCATCGTGAGACTGCTTCCACTCTTGTGCAGGAGGAGGAGAAGACTCGCCAGCAGACTACCGAGAAGATCAACAAGAACTTTGAGCGAGTTGCCAATCACCTCGCCAGCAAGTCTGACTTCTTCCGCAAGGGAGATGATGAGGATCATAACAAGGTGGTGGATGAGCGTATCGCGGCGGCTAGGAACATCCTTATGGGGACTGCTTCCGAGAACGACATGATGGTCACTCCGTTCCTTGCGGTGATTGCCAAGGATGCGGTTGCCGAGAATGCCAAGCTCAAAGCAGAGCTTGCTAAATACAAGGCTCGCGTTGCTCAAGACACTGCGGTCAGCCCATCGCCAAGGCGCGGAACTAGCGAGATCAACGAGACTACCGGCAAGCCCAAGGGGGCAATGGATTCTATTCGATCCTACTTCCGATAAATGAAGCTCCAGACCTACGGGCTGGACTTGAGTGCATTTCCAAAGGCAACGCAACTAGAGGTTGAGTTGCTGATGGTGAAAGATCCCGATCCAAGTCGCTTCAGCGGCTTGAGTCGGGGTCAGCATATCAAGCACGTTATCCATATGCTATGGCCTTGGGTCATGGATGGATGGAATGACTGGTCAGAGCTTTGTCTCTGGGCTTGGACAAACTATAAGGAGATCGGGACTACTGGATGCGGAGCCGCTGGAAAGACATTCACATTCTCGTTAATTTCTACGATTGAGTATTTGGCTTGCCCTATGGCAACCCGTGTTGCGCTCACATCAACGACAGTTCCTAGCTTGAGAGGCCGTGTATGGAGTGAAGTGATGAACTTCATGCGCCCAGTTTATCCTTTGTTTGGGTTGAACATAGTTGATTCTCAAACCAAGATTCAATTTCAGAAAGGGGATGACCGACATTCAATTATCGGTCTAGCAGTTGATAGCGGGGCTGTAGAACAAGCGGTTGGTAAATTGCAGGGCTTCCACCCATCACGGACTATTATCTGCGTTGACGAAGCCCCGCAGAGTCCCCCTGCTGTTTTCGATGCAAGATTCAATCTTTCTATTGGTGCAGATTTCTATCGCTTTGTGGCAATCGGAAACGCCAGCAGTCAATATGATGCACATGGAAGGTTCTGTGAACCAAAGGGAGGATGGTCAACCATCACGGCAGACTATGAATCATGGGAAACTAAGACTGGTATTTGTATTCACTTTGATGGGCTAAAGTCCCCGAATGTCAAGCGCGGTAAAATCATCTTTCCAAAGTTATTCTCTCAAGATGACATAGATGCTTGCCGAGCCAACTATGGAGAGAACTCTCTTCAATGGTGGAGCTATGTGAGGGGGTTCTGGCCTCCTAGCGGCGTTAGAAACACAGTTGTTGATGCGGCTACCATCCAAGAAGGAAAGGCATCAGACAAGGCAATATGGGCGGGTGGAGGGCTAATGCAAGTAGCGGCTCTTGACCCTGCATTCACAACAGATGGCGATGATTGTGTTCTGCGATTTGGCATGATTGGAAAGACTGTTGATGGTGATACTGTTCTAATGATTACAGAGACTCACAAGATCATCATTGAAGAAAGGGTGGATTATCCTGCATTCTTTCAGATTGCGGATAGGGTGATTGAAAAACTCAATCAAAAGCGCATAGAGCCAGAATGTTTTGCTCTTGACTCTACTGGAGGAGGAGCAGGACTTGCGGACATCATAAGCCAGCGTTGGAAGAATGGATTCCATCGCGTGACCTTTGGAGGATACGCAACCGAAGACAAAGTGAGCGTAGAAGATGAGAAGACAGGCAAAGAGCTTTATTACAACAGGGTCACTCAACTTTGGTTCAATGTGCGCCAAATGATTGTTGGAAACAAACTTCGTGGACTAGACGAGGACACGGCGCGAGAGCTTTCTACTCGCCTATACTCGCTGAAGAAGGAAAAGATTTGCGTTGAGAGTAAGAAAGAAATGAAGGCAAGAACAAGCGGCAACAGTCCAGATAGAGCAGATGCCTTGGCTCTTCTTGTGGAGGTGTTTGTCAGGAACTACGGCATACAAGGGACTAGCGAAACAAATCAGCAAATGGAAGAAGATTGGGATAGCTTTGTTAGCCAAAATACGCTAGAGTCCTCATATGACTGACACAATTCACCGAGATAGAGAATCACTTGAAGGACACAGATTTGGACGCTTGCTTGTTTTGAAGCGCGGCAGGAAAGATCACAAAGGAAAATATTACTGGCTATGCCGATGTGATTGCGGAGTAGAAAAAGAAATCATGGGATACGCATTAAAGCGTGGACAAAAAAGTTGCAACTGCTTGTGGAAAGAAAACCGCTCTGGGAAAACGCATGGCATGAGCAAGAGCAGAGAATACATTCATTGGAGGGGGATGCTCAATCGTTGCTCACCAAATATAAAACATCCTTGCAAGAAAGACTACGCTGATCGCGGCATCAAGGTTTGCGAACGATGGAAAGGAAAAGATGGATTCTTGAATTTCCTTGCAGACGTTGGCCCAAAGCCAAGCCCCAATCATTCCATAGACCGCATAGATGTGAATGGAGATTACGAGCCGAGCAATGTCCGATGGGCTACACAACGAGATCAAGTGGCAAATCGGAGGAAGTATGTATCCATAGATCAATACAGCGAGGCAGAGCTTTTTGCAGAGGTCGCTAGAAGGGGCTTAAAAATTTCTTCAAAAAAAGATTGACCAGCTTTTTCATTCTGCTACGACTCGTAGCTGAACCAGAGGCAATGGCCTCGCAACCCACATAAAACAATGAGAAGACCCCGACCATTCGGACAAACGCATTCATGTGAATGCGGCAAGGACACGGAGATTGTAGTGTATCCCTACATCCCAGCGATCACCTCGCATCAATACGAGGACAACGAGGAAGCAGAAGGCGGCTACTGCGATCCAGAGGAATGCCCAGAGTGCGGATGCGGAATTGATTACGAGGACTACGCAGAATGAACCATGTGGATACTACCTCACCCATTACACACATCAGCCTTTGTGCAGGATACGGAGGCATTGATCTCGGACTTAAACGAGCAATCCCAAATCTGCGCACAATCGCTTTTAGTGAGATCGAAGCCTTCGCCGTTGCGAACTTGGTCAGCAAAATGGAAGCGGGACTCTTGGACTGCGCTCCTGTCTGGACGGATCTTAAAACCTTCCCTTGGGACGAGTTTCGTGGAAAGGTGGACATCCTTTCTGGAGGCTTCCCTTGCCAGCCATTCAGTTGTGCAGGAAAGCGAAATGGAGATGAAGATCCCCGCCACCTCTTCCCGTACATTCTGGACGGCATTGGAAGATGCAGACCTTCCATTGTTTTCCTTGAAAATGTTGAAGGAATCCTCTCCGCAAAACTCTCTGGAGACAACTGGAGAGATCCAGCGGGAACGCCAGTTTTGCTCCATGTCCTCCGGGAGTTGGAACGAGTGGGTTACAAAGCAACGGCAGGAGTATTCAGCGCGAGTGAAGTCGGTGCGCCTCACCAACGCAAACGAGTCTTCATCATGGCCCACAATACGAACAAGCGAATACAAGGATGTGGGGCCGGTGGGGTCAAAGAGTCACAATCATATGCTAGGGAAGCATTATCTTTGTGCAGTAGTAACGCAGGAGGCGACGAGATTAGCTTGGCCCACACCAGAAGCATTTGTGCAGAGAGGGCCAATCAAGACAGAGCTAACGCAAGCGGGGTTTGTGAGCTATCATGGAGATCAGAAATACGGAGCGAAGCTATCGGATGCAGTAACTTGTGGCCTAGCCGACCAGGGCAACCTCAATACAAGTGGGAGCCGCCAAGAGTCGTGGGCAACGCCTCGGACTCATCAAGGGGACAATCCATCAGAACATCAGAGAAGAAGTCCGAATATTGCAGTAATGGTGAAAACAGAAGACAACACAAATCAATCAGGCAAACTGAACCCTCGGTGGGTGGAAACCCTAATGGGACTTCCCGTGGGGTGGGTCATGCCGAGTTGTCAGAACCCGATCACCCCGCAGGGGGATGCAAGTCCGAGTCATGGGACGGAAAGTTGGGAAACCCCAATAGCTATGGACGGGAAAAGCTCCATAGCAAGTCGGGATGCCGCCATGAAGGAGAACGAGAGAACGGGGGGGAATGTTCGCTTGAGTGGGCAAGTTCTTATTCAGACCTCTACATCTCCTGTGACAATCGAACCGACGAACTCCGACTCCTCGGAAACGGAGTCGTCCCCGCCACAGCAGCACTCGCATTCAGAACTCTTCTAAAACAATTAACCAACACACAACAATGCAATCAGTAAAACTAGACCGACACAAAGAGCATCAGAAGTATTTCTTGTCTGATGGAACGCAAGTCCCTGGAGGATCTACGATCAGCAAGATCGGAGACGATGCAGGGGCACTTATCCATTGGGCTTGGAAACTAGGATGCGAGGGCAAGAACTACCGCGACGTATCAAAGGAGGCTTGCGACATTGGTACGCTGGCTCACTTCTACATCGAATGCTTCCTCAACAACCAAGTAGCCGATCTCTCCGACTACACGCAGGAGGAGCGGGATAAGGCTCTTGTGTGCTACCATAAGTTTCTTGAATGGTGGGAGACGCAAGACCTTCAGGTCGTAGCCACGGAGATCCAGCTAGTCAACGAGGCGTATCGCTACGGAGGAACGATTGATCTTATCGCAAGACGCAAATTGGGAAATGCTGTTCTGTTAGATTTCAAGACCAGCAAGAAGATCAGCGACTCATACTGGCGGCAAGCGGCAGGTTATGCGGCCTTGTGGGAGGCAAGTAACCCTAATGATAGAATTACTAATCACGCGATTGTCCGTATCGGCAAGGAGGATGAGAACGATTTCGAGATAGTCTGGAAGGATGATCTCTCAAAGGAATGGGTGGTATTCCAGAAGCAAGTTGATCTCTATTGGGCGATGAAGGCCGCAAAGCCAGAGCCGAAGCCCCGTGGGAGGAAGAAGAAGTGAGTCTTCCAGCCAACCTAGACGCAGAGAGGGCATTCCTTTCATCTGCCCTCCAGAATCCCTCCATCCTTGATATACACGCTGATCATCTAAAGCCCACTCTCTTCCATCATCCTGCTCATAAAAACCTCTTTAAGGGGCTTTTAAACCTCTGGAAAGAGGGCAAGAGCGTTGATCTGATTACCATCAGCGAGTGGCTAGAGGCGAACAATCTCATGCCAGATTGCGGTGGTGCATCCGAGGTGGCGGCGATATACTCCCATGTCCCGACATCCCATAACCATGAGGAGTATTTCAACATCATTCGTCACTATCACACGGCGCGTTTGGCTATTGCTGGAGCAGAGCGTATTATTGATTCAGCCCGTAATCCTGTAGTGAATGGGGAGCTATCCGAGACTGTGCAGAAAGCCCTAGTAGCGATTGCGTCAGAAGCGGAGTCAGGAACCAAGATTGAGTCTATTGGCGAGGCTACTACCCGCCGTCTCAACGAGTATGAGGAGATGGTGAAGAACAAGGGGAAGCTCATGGGACTCACCTATGGCTTCCCTGCGCTTGACGAACACACAGGAGGCATGAGGCCAGGGCAACTCATCGTCATTGGCGCACCGACCAAGGGCGGAAAGACCGCTCTCGCTCTCAATATAGCCCAGCGAACTGCCGATGCAGGGAATGCCGTGGGAGTATTCAGCTTGGAGATGAGTAGCGGAGAGATGGTAGATCGACTCGTTGCCTCGCTCACAGGCGTGGACATATCCGTGTTGTCCAAGAATCCTAGCAAGGAGGAGATGGGGAAGATTGCTTTCGGAGTGGGGCAGGTTGGGAAACTGCCCATCTGGATACGCGATGAGTCATCCATCAATCCGCTTCAAATCATGGCGGCGGCTCGACGCATGGTAGCCACTCATGGCGTGAAGGTCATCGTATTTGACTATATCCAGCTTGCCATGCCTACAAATGCCAAGGACTCCCGTGAGCGTCAGGTAGCAGAGGTAAGCCGATGTCTCAAGCTCGTAGCCAAGGAGCTAGGGATTACCATCCTCGCTCTCTGCCAGCTTAATCGCAACGGAACCGCCCGTGAATCTGATGCTATCCAGCACGACTGCGATATGTTTTTGGTCATCCGATACCAAGAGGCAGAGGAAGATCAAAAGAAAAAGCAAGACCCTGATGAGGTAGGATATTGGCTTGACATCCGACTCGCTAGGAATTGTAGTAGAACATCTTTCCCGCTAATCTTCCAGCCGCAATACCTGCGGTTTGAGGAGCGAGAAGTAACAACACACCAATGAGCAACTACGACAACACAAACAGCGGAGCCGCCTTTGAGCGCGACAACGCAAACCCGAAGGCTCCCAAGTGGAGCGGCCCTCTCGACGTAGAGGGTAAGCAGTACGAGATAAGCATCTGGGAGAAGACCAGCAAGGCAGGAAGCGCATTCTTGTCTATCAAGATCGGCCCTCCTCGTGAGAAGAAAGGCGGCAATAGCTTCAACGCCCACAACAAGGCGAAGGGCAATGGCTACCAGCCTCAGTCAGACGATTCGGATATTGACTTTTAGAAAATTTGCGGAATAGCAGTCGGAGGAGAACTCCGAAGCGGGTGCTTCATGTTGAGCTTCCCTTGTCGAACACCGCATCAATTTAAACGGAATCGTGTTGGGCGTGATGAAAATCACGGGATGGGGAAACATCCTCCAATATAGTTCCGTTTTTTTGTTGACACTCATCAAGAATCTGAAAGACTCGCCTCCAGAGCATACAACCATGCTCGTACAACAAAAATGAAAACAACACTCCGTCAAGCCGCCAGCCTCGTAGCGTCCTACGATGCTATGTTCAAATGCGCTATCAAACAGGCCGAGCATCATGGTCTCGCAGAGATCCGTATCAGCACCGCTCGTGCGCGATCCCTCTACAATGACCTTGTAATACTTGAGAAGGCATTATGCGAACCTCCTACGCCCCGCACATCCACGTTTGGATTCAATCGCCTTGACGCTATCTTCAGCGAACAGGATCGCGTGATGAACGAAGCCATGAGCAAGATGGGACTATGATCATCCTAGTCGCCGCATCTGCCATTGGAGCATTGATCTTGTCCTACGGACTAGGAGCCTATCTGGTTGCCGAGTATGTCAGGAAGAAGACCGAACGAAGCATTGCCGTGTTCTACCGCGATCAACCGCTGGAATGCACGATGATGCTAAACAAGATCTCCCTTGAGGAAACCAAGAAGGAAATCGCAAGACAAAAATTTCAAAATGGCAATTAACTACCTAAAGCTAGTAAAACCGATTTACCACACACCAATAGTATGTCAACGAAAGCAGACAATTCTCCAATGACAACGATCAATGACAACGAGGTTGCCACGCCATCAAATCTGCCAATGCTAACCTCACAATCCAATTCAGTAGAGCTTTACCATGCTCTGTGTGATGCAACTGTTAATTGTAGCAAGGCATTGGACGCTTGCAGAGATTACCGAAAAGAACTTGACGACAAGAACAACGAGGTCGCAAGGCTCCGTGAGATAAATCTTGGTATTGATCTCCGAAGAATCTTTGAAATTGCAGAGTGGCTTGCTAGCCGAGCGATAGTTCTGGAAAAAACCGACAAGGAAACGCTTCCAAAATTGAGGGCTGAACTTGCAGAACTGAAAGCCCGACTCGCCCCCGCGCCAGAGGAACCATGCCCTCACGCTCATATTATCGGATGGTGTCATCAATGCGGGAAAATGTCTGGAAGAAAGAAAGCCCCCGCTCCAGAGGAAACTCAAGACGGGGCAACGATGGACGAGTGGTATGGAGGCTTTTCAAAGATCGAAAGTACGGAACTAGACAACGATGTTGCAAAACTTAAAGAGATGGTCATGGATGCCGCAAAGCGTGGTCACGAGATGGCCTTTCATTGGAAAGAGCGAGCAGAGAAAGCCGAGGCGATCATCAAGCAACTTCACCATTTCGCAGGCATCATCGAAGGATTTCAAAACTCAACCAAATGAACACAACATTCAACACAACCAAGATCAGCACGATCATGGACGAAGAAGATACAATCAACGACCTCCGCGCTGAGTTTGACATGATGCTCCGCACCCTAGAGATCATCAAACACCTCAACAGCAGGGGCAAAACGCTCAAGATCGACGAAGAAATCACAGCAATCCTATCCCACTACAACCGATGAAAAAACTAATCGCATTGGCCCTAATTGCCAGCGCATCCGCTCAAGAGGCGGTTGTCTGGCCCTACACGCTCCCTGCAACAGGCAACAACGATGCCGCCGCGCAACTCGCCATTGCCCAGGAGCAGCTGGAAGTGCAGAGGCGCATGGAAAGAGAGCTTGAATATCAACGCTGGAAGGCTCACATGGAAGAGCTAACCCGTCCCGCAACCGATCACTACTTCACCACTCACCCCTAACCTAATGAAAACAAAACACACCAACCCAAGTCAGTCAGCCCGAATCTACAAGCATCTTGTCTCTGGCAAGAGCCTTACTGCTATCCAAGCCCTCGATAAGTTCGGGTGCTTCCGACTAGCCGCAAGGATCGCAGAACTCAAGCGCATGGGATTCCGTATCAAAACCACCACCAAAACCAACAAGCAGGGCAAACGCTTTGCCTCTTACTCAATCTAATATGATCATCAACGACAACCCCATAGAGTTTAAGTTCCCTATTAAAGCCGATGCCGACCGAATCGTGGATGCCGATGGGCTGGAAATTTGTTCCATCTCGCCTCTCTGCTCTCCCGAAGAAGCGATTCGCTGGGCAAAGTTCCTTGCTGGATCATTCCAAGCCTACGCATTCCTCGACGGGATCAAGCAAATCCTCGTTGCCGCAGGAGGGCATGACCAAGAGACGCACGAAAAAGGTGCGCCTTGCATGATCTGCGATATTGATGACTTCTTTGATGAGGTCATTAACGAGCCTAAAAAGCCCTCTAGCATCATCACAGATTGATCTGGAGCGATCCTAGACTGCTTAACTTCCTCCTGCTCTTCATCTACGCTTTAAACGCGATTAGATGGGGGGTGGCGAGGAGTTGGCAGGATAGCCTATATTGGGCATCTGCTTTTGCCCTGACCATCAGCATAACATTCCGCAAATGAGCGACAAAAGCGAACGAAGTCACCTATCTCCTCGCATGAAGGAGATGCAACGCCGCATTGATTCGGCCTCTCCTAACAGAACTGGAGCGGTCTCTAAATCTTATCAAGAAGGCTGGGACAGGATTTTCAAAAACAAAGTTAAATCTTCTAAAAAAGTGCTATAAAATGGCAAAGAATCGCAACTATATTCCCCACAACGAACATCGTCACGTTGAGACTCGGCGCACCGATGAGGACTGGGAAAATTACCTATGGAAGCTCTCTAAAACCGTCGGAGATGCTTGCGACCGCTTCTTCGTGTCGCGGGGGATGACTCCTGGCTCCGTAGAAGTGCGGACAGAAGCATGGAAAAGGAGGAACGAAGTAATTAGTGATGTTAGTGCCATGAAATCACCTATTAAAACGGACTCTAAACCTACGGAAAATGCGGCATGAAATTACCTATTAAAAAGACCTATTCGTGATGAGTAATTAGCTGGCGCATTAAATCGCCGCACGAAGTAAGGCGGGAGGGGAAGCGATCCTCTCCCGCCTTTTCCGTTTCTAGTATATGGGAAGCCTGATCGTTCGCGCCTTCATTAAATCAGGCTCCAAATCTTTCCAACTCATCCAACCTAACAAATACCCCGCAACCTTCCAACGAGTCACGGGTTCAAGATTGAATCGCCTGGCCTGTTCCGATAAATCAAAAATAGAGAAGTGCCTTGCGGCCTGTTTTGCGTCTCTCTTTCTGGCGTGAAGTAGGAGAAGATCCACGGGGGTCATGCGTCGGGATGGTTATCGTTAAAAGCCTTGCGTGCTAGTTCAATCAATACCTTCCCCTCTTCTTCTGTGAGTCCCCTATGCTCGGCAAATAAAGCCGGGGAAAGGTAGTTATTGCGCCAGTCAAGATATTCCTGCGCCAGTTTTTCTCTCGTGATCATCTTTCCCCCTTTCTGTGATCGCCTTGCAGGGCTTCATTCATTCGGAAATCTACTTCATTAAGTAACTCTTCCCATGCTACCCACTCCCGGTGGTCTGGGCTGTAACTTTCGATCTCTTGCGCGAATCGCTCACATAATTGAAAAGCGATCATCCTTGCTTTTTGCGCATATTCTCTTTCCCTGTACGGGTTCACGATTTCTCTTTCGGTGTTTGTCATTTCTTTTTATGTAGTGCCGAGAAATCCCCCGGCAGGATCAGGAGGTTTTCCCCTGACTTCTCCCCTCCCTTGCGGAAGGGGAGCTTGTCAAAGGATCACCAGGGCAAGCCAAAAGGCGGCAAGGATGAGGGAAAAGACAAGGAAATCGGATAGAATGGTTTTCATTTTATGATTCTCCTTTGCTTTTAGTAATCCTGAAGTGCCTCTTTGATTTCTTCCACGGCTTCACGAGAAAAGGTCTTTCTGATATTCTTACCATTCTCGCAGCATGCAAAATAAATCGCCTCCGCTTTGCGCGAGTCTTCATCATACCCGAAACAGGCGCACCAATCATAAAAAGACTGGTCTAATGCTTCCCCGTCCATGATGAGGGAATAAAGGACTCCTGCCGCCTTTGGGAAAACTGGCTTCATGTCGCCTTTCTTGTTCATTTTCCTGAGTCCCGTCCCTGTTTTGTAATCCGTGGAAAAGACATTACCCCATGACCCGAAGGAAACTCTCCATGCGTCATGTTTCCATTCTTTCTTTCCGTCTCTCTCTACCGCTTCCCCTGAATATGTCACTGCGTAACTGATGCCATGCTTTTCTAGGATTGCATCAACGGCTTTTTCCTGCGTGTTTTCTGTTTCTGTTGTCATGTTGTTTTGTTTTTTGTAGTGCGCTAGGTTCCCCCTAGCTGGGCCTGATCTTGTGAGCAGATTGCTTCCCCCCCGAGAGGGGGAAGGGTATCTAATCACCAGTTTCCTGTTATTCTTTTGATGATATCAACGGCCTCTTGTTCGCTCGTGCAATCATCAGCTTCTACCCTTCCCGCTTGCCATGCTTTCCCGGTTTTTTTGTTCACAGGATAGCTAACCACATAAAACCCGCCTCTCTGTTGATGCTTTGCGGCGAAATAAGCGCGATCCTCTACGGGGTCAATCTCCCCGTGAAAGTAAAACTGAGCAACCCACTTGTTTTTTGGTAGTATGTTTTCCACTTTGTTTTTTGTATCAGCTCGGCGGTATTGCCTCACCTGCAAATCACACTAGCCAAATCACTTTTCCGATCAATCACCAATTTTCACCCCACCCCATTTCCAACCCTTCCAACTATCGTGTCACCCATTGTCTGACACGCTCCAAGCCTGATAAAATCAAGGCGCGCAAACCCTCGCCAATTTATCAACAACAAATCAAAAAAAGTTTCAGCATGGCAAAATATCCCTGCTTTCTATCACTTGCATCGCCTTGTAAGACACGCCAGAAATCACCCTATGTCACCATACCAGCGACCCAATAAAAACCCGCTGGCGGGGCGTATAGACCCCCTCTTTTTGTTCATTTTTGAATGAACTAGCTTGTCACCGTTGTTTCCATCATGTAAAAGAGAAAACCATGCCAGCGACAAAATATGATTGGGAAGCCATCGAGCTTCATTACAACACAACAGGAAGAGACTTTGCAACAACAGCCAAGGCAATGGGGATTCCGAAAAATACTCTGATCGTCCGTGCTACTCGCAAAGGATGGAAGACACCAGGCAATGCTGTCAGGAAGATTGAGGAGGGGAGAGAAGAACTAAAGGAGATGACACCTCACCTTGTCACCATGAATCCCGTGGAAGCTGTGAAGGCTACGATTGAGGAACAACGCGACAAGTTCATCGGGGGAATCTCCTCCGGCCTATCTCGCGCCGCCGAAGAGATCGGGAGGATGGACGCTGGTGCAATCATCGCAGGCTCCAGGGAGATCAAGTCACTCACCGACTCAGCTCGTGTAATATATAACTTAGGAGGCGAAACTTCATCAGCATCCGTATCAATTAACCTTCTAAACATGGACGCTTCTTCCCTGCTTTCTGTAAGTCGTTGATAATCAACGAGCATCACTATTCATTATTAACAATTATCTGAAGTTATAGAGATTCCGTCTCTATTGGCCCAGAAATGAAAAAGAATGCTTTAATTTTCCAGGGTAGCTTGACGTGCACCCCCCTCGACGCGAGAAGTTTCGCCGTCGTGTTCGCGAGAAAACCTCTATACAAATTTTCCTAAAAATCCCCAAGTGACAGAACATAGTTCTGACAAATATCTGTATAAACGTAAAACCTACTTGCGTTTTTTCTGATATGCAGGAGGATGCGCTCTCCCGTACAGCGATTGGCATCGCTTTTCATCTGGAAGCATCTGCGTATGAATACGGAGACGCATAGCGTATTCTGGGTCTAGTTGACCTGCTATGGTTCCGCAATCTTGACCTTGTTCTATGAGGTAGATTGCTTGAGATAGGAGGGATGATTGATTTCCGTGGTAGTTGGTTTTCATTATTGTTTTTATCAATTGCGCTCGGCTGGCTTGGGGCCGCCGCGCTTGATTATATTAAAGCATCTCTGGCATAAAAAAGAAAAGAAGAATTAGAAAGAAACAACCCCCCTAGTCCCCCCATGCTTGGAGGAAAGAAAGGTCAAGAAGAAAAGGGAATCCCTTGATCCAGAAGGGGAGGCCGTTTTGTCTGCGGCATCGCCTACTTTATAGGGTCATGTGGTACGCATTCACACCCACCCATCAGTTCTTTGGGAGAACGAGAAGATATTGCCATATGGGATGATGTGTGTCAAGATCCCTGCCGTGAAAATTCTTGATAATGGAATAGCTGTGATTGAAGGGGATACGCATATCTCTAGGTGGGTGGAGATGGAGGGGAGACTTGACCACGACCAGAACTCATTGCCAATCATCCTTGAGCATATCAAGGAAGGGGATTGGGTGGTGGATGCTGGGGCTTTTATCGGGGATCATACAAGAGCTTATCTGGATAGGGTGAAAGACTCTGGTCGAGTCTTTGCCTTTGAGCCAAACCCAGAGGCATTTAAGTGCTTGGTGCATAACTGCCCAGAAGCTCGCTGTGAGCCTTTTGGGTTGTCTGACCTTGATGGTAGTGCTGGATTGCTTGTTAACCCCAATAGCGGGGCTTCTAGGCTCTACGATGGGGATTCTATTGTGGTTGTGAAGCTGGATGATTACGAGTTGCCGCAGTTGAATTTCTTGAAACTAGATGTGGAAGGGTGGGAGCTAAAGGCTTTGAGGGGAGCGGAATCCATTATTGAAAAGCATCGACCTGTCATGTGGATAGAGATAAACAAGGGAGCCTTGGCTGAACAAGGAGCTGAGCCAAAAGATGTGATGAGATTTCTTTTTGATTACGATTATGACTTTAGCCCCTACCCAGAAGAGGGTGGGCCTCAATACGATCTTCTCTGTATACCATGCAAGTAGACATCTTTATCCGTAGCTGGCATGGCGACTTTAATTGGCTTGAGTATTGCTTGAGATCAATCAAGAAGTATGCGAAAGGCTTTCACAAGATTCATGTCTGCATCCCGATTCAAGACTATCCATTATTGCCTGATGTGGGTGGGGTGGAAGTGCATCTGGTTGAGCGTTGGGATGACGATTATATTGGGCAACAGAATGACAAGCTCCATGCCGATTGGTATTGCAGGAGTCCTTATATCTTGGTGATGGATAGTGATTGCGTGTTCACTCAAGAAGTCAGCCCTGCCGACTTCTTTCGTGAGGGGAATCCTGTTTGGTTGTATGAATCAGTTCCTCACGACCAGTCTCCTTGGTATCCGATCACGCAAGAGGCTATCAAGTCCATGCCAGAGTTTGAGTTTATGAGGCGGCATCCTTTTGTGTTTACGAGGCAGTCGCTTCGAGACTTTAGAGACTTCATGTTCAACTGCCATCAAGAAGACATCTCACAATGGCTCAAGAAGCGTCCTAAAGGCCGTTTTAGCGAGTTTAATGCGTTTGGGGCATGGGCGTATCGGAATTACTACAAACACTTCGCTTGGCTCCATCCTAGCGAGATGGAGACGTATGTGATGCAGAAGTGGTCATGGGGCGGGTTGTCTGGCGAGATAAAAGAGGAATTGGAAAAGATCCTAGCCTAGTTCCTTGGCATGGGGTAGAAGGGGGAAGCATGGCAAAGAAGCGCACAACCAAGCCGGTAAAGGCAATCCCCGTTAAGGAGGAAACTCGTGTTATTGATGCTGTGCAACAACTTCGTAATATGGGGGCAGAACATTTTGATGTGGGTGTGATTCTTTTATCCACAGAGGTAGAGGGCAAAACTACTTTTCATTCTGTTCATTGGGGAAATGAATTTGCCGCAAAAGCAATAGTGAACAACTATGTTGAAAATATTATGGAAGATTGCAATGAGGACTGGGAGGGAGAATGGGGAGATGATTGCGAGGAAGAAGATTAAATCAGTTGACTTCTTTTGAGATAGTAGGGTAATTATTAGCCGATCATGGCTTCCCTCACGTTCGCACAGGCTAAAACTCTTTTAGCTCCCTATATCTCTTCTGTAGGGCCGACTGATCCTGTAGTTGCGGCGGCAATCAATTTTGTCAATGAGAGGTTTATTTCCTCTGGGCAGTTTAGGGGGAATAGGTTTATTCATTCCTTTACCGTCAGCACAGATTCAGAGGGCAACAATTACTTTGATACCGTCACGGGAATTGAAGCCGTATTGAAGGTGCTGGCAGTTGATCCTGACTACATGACTGGAGAGTTGGGCGATGTGATGCC